AATCGTTGATCACCGCCAGCGCCCCGGTCTGCGGATTTAGCGGCAGGCTCCGAAACGGAATCGCCATGCCCCCCGAGGCTTGCAACTGCGTCAGGTAGAGCCGCCAGTTGCGGTCCATCTGGCCGTTGGGGTCTACCACCTTCTGCGTCGTCTTCGGAATCTGGGAGGCCATTTAACTCGTCCCCGGTGTCGCATCGACGGTGAACATCAGCCACGCATTAAAGACGGGATCCGAGCTGCTCAACTCAAACACGGTATTTCTCGAGCGCCCCAAGATGTTCAGAAACGCCCGCCGCTGATATTCCCCAATCTTGCCCGTGGCCATCGTCAACTCTTGGCCGTAGGTCTGGCCCCCATCCCGGCTAATGCGGAACATGACCTGCGGGTCAGAACCCTGCCCAGTGGAAAGCCCATTCCCGGCTTGGCAGATCAGTTCTACCCGATGAATCGTGACCCACTGATTGAGGTCAAACAAGACACTCATGGCATCCACCGCCGCAGCCGACGGATTGGAAACGTGGTCGATTCAATCGGCGGCACCACTACCGTAATCAGCAACTCGGGACAGGTGGAGGGCACCAGTCCATCCCCGTCCACGATGCTCTGGTTCACCACGAAATCCGCGAGTGTGCTGCCATCCGTGCCGATATGGAAGTAGCGAGCCGTATGGCCCGTCGCATCCGTGAACGCCTTCACCCAGAAGGCCGTGTCATCGTTGTAATCGAGGAAGAGAAACGGCAGTTCATAGGCATCGGCCCGCACGCCCAGCGTATAGGTCTGCTGCAGCGTCCCCGCTTGGTTATACCGCCGCACGCACCAGCTCGTATTGGTCGCAAAATCCGTCATCCCGAGGCAGAGCACGTCGCCCGTGCCGAGACAGGCGAGATTCTCAAAGAAGTCCGTGCCGCTGTTCGTGACGAAGTTGCCGAGCACCACGTTATTCGTCAGATCCCACCGATAGATCGGCTTCGTCCCAGTCTCCGTGTAGTAGAGCGTGAGCGGCGTGCCCGTGCGGCTAATCGCCATCCAGCGAATCGGCCCACCATGCGCCGTTGGCGTCCACGTATCCCCCGTGAGGCCCGCTTGGGTGAAACTATGCACCACGCTGGGTGTCGAGTTAATGGCGATATACCAGATATCCACGCCGTCACTCTTAACGGGCGCATTCGGGCTGGTGGAGGCACTCCCGATCATCGACAGGATCGTGATGGCCTCAAGCAGCGTGTAATCCGTGTCGTAGACCTGCACGGCATCGACTTGTGAACTGGGATTGATCTGCTTGGAAATGGCGAAGCGCCCATCAGCCACCGTATCGCCAGCCGCACCATAGGGCAATGTAGCCGGCGTGGCGATGTGTGCGGTAATGGCCCCGGTATCCTCGTTCAGCGTCACGGCATCCGTGCGCCCGAGGTCGCGCCGGTCACTCAGCACCAGCAGTGTGCTGGTCGAGACCGGAGGGGCTGGCCCTTCGACCACGACAGCAAAGCCGTCTGCTGTGACAATCGTGTCACCATCCGATGTGAGGATCGGGAACGTCGCCATTAGGGCGCGGTCAGCACGGAATACTCAATGTAAAACGTGACGGTGCTCAGCCCAGCCGTCGGATTGGCCGTCGGCACGCGCACCACAATCGGACTTGCGGGCACTTGCGTCAGTTCCGTGGTCACGCCAGCCACCAGCGCATACTTGGTCCCGGTCGTAAAGTTCAACGTCGCCGCCGCAATATCCGCCGTCACCTTCGCGCCAGAGGCATCGGTGTAGCGGAACTCCAGATTGTTCGCTCCCGCATAGGCCGTGGTCAGGAACGTGCTGGCAAAGCTGATGCGATGCACGTTGATGATCGTGCCCGCGCCTTGCGAGACGACCAGCGAGATCGGCGTGGAAAAGAGCGCCTTGACCTCTGTGGGTGTGAGAATGGCCTTATCAATCCGATAACTGGCGTTTGTGGTGGAGAGGGCGCCAGTATCCGCCTTCAGGATGTTGCTGAGTGTCGCCATTAGACCGCCTCATAGGCTACATAAATAGTGAGCACACCACTATTGCTGGCATTGCCACCCGTCAGATTGCCGCTGCTATGGTTATCGATGCAGAGAAACACCCCGAGATTCTCCGTAAAGACCGTGCCTTCGTTCATCGGACTCACGACCCATTCTTGTCCACCAGAGACCGCCCCACTATCGTGACCAAACACCCCAGGCGCCACGAAATCTGCCGTGTAGCTGGCCGCCGCTGAAAAGAACTCCGTCGCGGCCGTAATCGGCGTCGTCAGCGTGCCAATATTCACCGGGCCAATCGCCAGATACGTGTCAGTCGCATCGGTATGGGTTAAGACCACCGTGCAGGAGGTCGTGTTGACATTCGTATAGACGCCCGCCGTAGAATTCACCCGTATCGATGCGCCCATGACCTTGAGTCGAAAGCCGGCTCCCGGGGCGGCCTTCACGAGCACGGGCGTCGTCGGCAGCGCCTTGATCTGCGCATCGGTCAGGGCCGTGGCAAAGCCCACGACCATGCTGCCGCCATTCAACTGCGCGGACGTATTCGTGACGACCGGACTACTCATCTAATGACCTTTCAGCAGCCAATACTTCGCCACGAACAACATCACAATCCAGAAGGCCGCATAGCGCACAAACGACATCGAGAAGACCGGCTCACTCATATCGCCGCCACGAGTTGCTCGTCGTAGAACGCCATACTCATCTCGTAGATCGCGCCAGAATAGCGGTCCCCCACCAGATGCGTGTCGAACTCGAAGATATGACAGCAGGCATGGTGCGGAATCCAGTCGGCCGCCGTGGTGTCCCACGTTGCCCACTTCGTCCACCGATCCATGGTCACGTCATAGAGCCATGTCCAGCGTGACCTTGGCAGGAGAAGCGCATAAAAGAGATGCCCGTTCATCTGGAATGTGAAGGCCCGCGCATCGGTCGGGGTGTCTTCCTGTTGTAGCGCCTGCTCCACGCCAAACGTCGAGATGCGCTTCGGGGTGTAGCCATCCGCCCGCCAGACCATGCCAGAGCCATCGACGTTGCTACCCATCCAGAGGAGCGTGTTGTCGAGTCGCTGCACGGTGAAGGGTCCGACGACGCCATACTCAATGACCACGCCACTGACCGGCGCGAAAATCTCTGAGGCTTGCCCGCTGTTCCAATAGACCTGGGTCGTCTGCCCTCCCATCATCCAAATCTCTTAGTGCGAGCGGATCAATGCGCCGAGGTTATCGGAGGTCGAAGACCGCTCCGCGACATCCAGCGTGTCCCACGTCAGCCCATCTTCCAGATTCGACCAGGAGAACGACCGCGACCCGCCGCCCTTCAGCGCGAGGAAGTAGCCATTCAGGAACTCGCACATCTTGCACGGCACGGGAAAGTCTGGATCGGTAATCTGCGTGAACACCAGCGTATCGGTGTTGTAGATATACCCGTCCCCACCGGAGACAATCATCAGTTGATTGCCGGCCGTGCCGTTCGAGGCAAACGACACCGGCTGCAGGTCGTTAGTCACGGTATACGTCGGGCCGATGGTGTAGTTGCTGAAGAACTCAAAGAACGTCGCGCCCGCCACGCAGAACGCCCGCCCGTTCATGTTGAACAAGCCCCTCACCGGCTGATCCGGTGCCACAAACACGGGATGGATCCCCGGCGTGCCTTGGAGATACACCGGCGCCTTCCCGTTCCCCGGAGCCACCGACTCGAGGAACAGGTTATAGGTCTCATCGCAATCCGCCTGAATCGAGCGCAGCGTATTCGATGGCCCGACAAACGATTCGAGGGCAACTCTCGGCACTAGCCCACCCCCATCAGCGGCAGGAGATGCAGGAAGCCGGTCACGGGCGTCCCGCCGCCACCCTGATCCACGAAGGCATGATTCCGGTATTGCCAGGACTGGAGTTGGAAATACCACGACATGGCCGGTAGTGCCTTCGGATTCGGCTGCCAGCGCGTGTCTATGAGCGGCCCCGGCCACGGCTGCAACGCGGGATGCTGATACCGCAGCGCCTGCAGCTTCGCATACGCGGCTTGATTCGGCTGCGCCTTCGGCGGCGGCTGCCAGAGGGTATCCCCGATGTCCATGACCACGCCAGGACGCGTGGGGAGGATGTAATCCTGCCAGTAGACCGCCGCGCTCTTAATCGGCGGGATCCATGTCTCGACCCCTTCAAAGCCGGGGATCGGCAACCGTGCGGGATTCAGATACCGCAGGCTGTTCAACTTCTGCCAATAGGCCTGCAACGGCTGGGCACGAGGCGGCAGCGGATGCGTCTGCTGGTTCGTGGCGCCCTGATGCACATATTGCAGCGCGGGCGACAGATACCGCAGCGCCTGCTGCTTCTGGTAGGCCGCCTGATTCGGCTGCGCCGTCAGCGGAATCGGCACCATCTGCTGCACGGTCGCGCCCTGATGCACGTATTGCTTCGCCGTGTTCAGGTAGCGATTCATCTGCTGCGCGGCATAGTTCGCCATCGGCGGCTGCGCCTTCGGGGGCGGCTGCCAGTTCCGATCTGTCAGCGGCCCCTGAATCGGGCCACGCGCTCCGGGGATCTGATATTGCGGCATCAGGCTACCGCTTCAGTCACCGCTGGCAGTAAGGACCGATAGATCGCCTCCCGCTCCACAGCCCACGTATCCGGGTTCCGGTGCTCCCGAATCCACGCCCGCTGTTCCTGTAGGAGCCGCAGCCGATACTGCCGATGGTCAATCAGAATCGACAGCATCTTGACCCAGGCGCTCAGGCTGTGCGGCACATGGATCATCGGCTCTGCCGAATAGGGCAGCACATCCGAGGCTATCGTGACCGCCCCAGAGACCGCGTAGTCGTAGAACTTCACGGCTGACTTGCAGCGATTGAACGGGGTATCCAGCAAGGGCGCACACCCGATGTCGAGCTTCAGATCGGCCAGCGTCGTCCAGTAATCATCGACCGGCACCATGTGCCGCCACTCCAGCACGTCCTTGAGCGGCAGCCATGCCTTGCGGAACACCTTCAGGGCGCCCTTGAAGTCCTCATTGGGCACCGGGTTGTGCTCAATGGCCTGCTTGCAGCGGTCAAAGAACATCTCCCCATCGGTGTCCGAGGTATTCGCAATCCCGAAGAGCACCGGCGTGAAGTCCGACCGCATCTCTCGCAGGACCGCCATGCAATCCAGCCAGAAGGCCGCATCCAGCATGTGCGCGGTCCAGCCGGTATAGCCGACTCGGACCTTGTTGTTATGGGGCGGGTCCACCCACGGCACGGACGGCGGCGGGCAGTTCGGGAGCACTTCGACCCGCCGAGCGCCCAGCGACCGCAGGTGCTGCGCGAGCTGTTCCGTCGTCGTCGTGACCAGATCCGCCTGCTGGATCATGTAGTAATAGGACGGCAGCAAGTTCCGCACCTGGAAGTAGCTGGTGTGATACCGCTCGAACAGATCGGCCGCATCGTCAATCTCATACACCAGCGCCCGCCCGTTCCGCTGAATCTCATCCACGACCAGCGGGTAATCGCCGAAGAGAAACCGCGGCATGATGAACAGGTCCACATCCGCGAGGCTGCCATCATCCAAGGGCTTCGTGACCAGCCCGCCTTCGACGGTATGCCCACGGCGTTCCAACGCCTCCAGCGGCACCTCTTCGCGGTAGACGTAGCAGCCATGCCGCACGCCATCGCTGAAGACGAACAGCTTCACGGGAGCTTCACCAGCCGCACTTCGGTCTGGGGGATGTATTCGACAAACTCCCGCACCTTCATGTCGAAGTGGCAGGTGCAGGGGTAGTGCTCCAGCCCCATCAGGCGGCGGGCGTCCCGGTTGAAGTAGAGAAACGACTGCGGCGCCACGGGCGGCCATTCATGCGTGAAGTCCTGCACCGCGCCGGGGGAATCCCACTTCGGCACCGTGATCACGGCCACGCCTTCCGGTGACAGGATGCGCCAGAGTTCATCCATGAACACCGGGCGCAGCTTCGCCGGGACATGCTCAAAGAAATGCGAACAGGCGACCTCTTCGACGGACGCATCGGGCCACGGCCACGGGAACCGCAGTAAGTCCACACAGAGCACACCCGACAGCGGCTCCACATCGACGCCTTGAAACCCGGCCTTAACCTTGTGCCCACAGCCCAAGTCCAATCGCAGTCCGGTCGCAATCATCGCAAGCCTTCCAAGCCGGGAATGTCCGAATACGTGCCCTTCGGCACAATGACCCCTGAGGGCGTCACTTCAAACTGCGCGGAGCCATTGATGCGGTCCAGCCGGCGCCGGTAGTGTTCCTCAAACGAGATACACGGGCGCGGCTCGTCGGGATACTCACTCAGCATCACGCGCTGCTCCAGATGGCATTCCGTCCGCTCACAGGTGAAGCCGTGGCACCGGAGGCAGAAGCCTCGCAGGTTCCGCGCTCGCGCTTCCTTGAACGGGTCATAGATCCACTGGAATTGACAATGGACGCACTGCCGAGACTCCAACTCCAGTCGGGACAGATGATCAGTGGCCGTCAGCACATACCCCGCCGGCTTGCGTCCCTGAATCATGCGTGCCCCCAGCGAGACCGATACACCATCGTGGCGGGCTTGGACACGATCTGATTCCGTGGGGTCGCTGGAGCGGTATACATGGTGCCGTAGGGATCCGTGTGCAGCGTTAACGCCTCACCGGCCGTCAGGACACGACTGATCCAGAAGCCGATATAACTGAGGGTGCCAATCAGTCCAAATGCCGCAAAGTAATAATTGCCCAGCGTCGTCACTTCAAAACCTGTCGCGATGGTCACGGGGCTTGTCGCATCTTCCACCCCGTTGACATAGAGATGTAATTGACCGGCGCCAGCATTCGCGGACAGCACATAATCCCTCTGCGTCGTAAAGGATGTCGTGCCCGTAAAACTCGCCACGGCTCCCGCAGCGTTCGACCACTCTAACGCAATGCCGCCGCTCATAATGGCCCCCTGTGGATTGAGGCCCGCCTTTCCGAGCACCCCGCCGTGGCTATCATCGTTCGCCAATTGTCCGTCGCGCCCGCTGCCGACAGCACCACACTGGAGATCGCAATCGGCACTTGCACGCCACCCGCACACGTCAGTAATGGCCCGTCCCCGTCACTCGTCCACGTCACGGTGCCGTCCAGCGTGCCGGTATTACTGCTCTTCCCGTCGGCCGTCGTCCCTCCACTGCCTTCGAGCATCCCATACCAGTTGTTCAGACCCGTATAGAGCGTGCCGCTCGTATTCAGGGCCGTGCCAGACGCCGGCTTCACCATTTACGCCTGACGATGCGCGGCAATCAGCGTCGGGCAATCATGGGCGCAGTATTTCGGCTCCATCTCCACCACCACGCCGTTCTCGACCCGAGGCACCCGGTCAATCGATCCATCCGCGAGACGCCCCACGATGTAGCCCATCGAGCCACAGAGCATGCCGCCGTATTCGTGCGTGTGCTGGATCTTATCCAGCCGGTCGTGGTTCTCTTTGCCCACGGCCTACTCCCAAAACAACACGGTACTCTTCTGCACCGAGGTGCCCTGGCAGAAGGTGTATTCCAGCAGAATCGCGTTGCTCACCGATAGGTTGACCAGCCATTCGCCACCGGGGATGGCCGTCCACGCGAGACCCGCCCGCATGTGATAGCCCGTCTGGAAGAGAATCACGCCAGCCGTGCCGTGCGCCACGGTCTGCGCGACACCCGCAATGGTCTTGCTCACCGGCACGACACCAGGGGTATCGTTCGGGGAGGGCGTCACTTGGGTGAACGTCGGACCCGTGCCGCTGTAGCGTTTCAACTGGACGGCATAGGTCTCATCCGCCGAGTTGGAGGCTGGACCGATGTTGAACGCGTAGATCGTGGGACACCCCATCGGCGCGGCGGCCGGCTGATAGAGGTCGTTCAGGCCAGAGGACGCCGCAGTGGCCGTCGCCGCGCCTGCGCTGCCGAATGAGGAATATTTCATCAGTCTGTCTCCTTAAGGGACTTTCACAATCGTCGGGAAGAAGTTGGCCATCGGGCGCTGCTGCCGCACCATCCACGTTGTATCGGTATTGCCGCCACCACCGGCAGGCGGCAAGGACACGAGAATCCACGCAATGCCAATCGTGCCACCGACGACATTGACGGTCATACTATAGGATCCGGCTGGCGTGATCGCGCCACCACTGTCATAGATCGACCATGTATGAAAGTTGGCATCATCCACGCGAAAGGTTGACCCGGTGCCTGCCGTGGTCGAGTCGCCGGCAGTCGCAAAATTCAGAAACGTCCAACTGTTGTCCGTGACAGTCGTGACGGACATCGTTTTGCTGGCGCCCACGACATCCTCTCCCGTATCAATCGCGTCATATGTGGTCGTGTTAATCCCCGTATACTCAGAACAACCCGCAAGAATCAGATCGGCCCCGCTACTGTTCACCGTCACGGTCTGCGATCCGGTGGGCGGATTCAAGCACCCATACAGGTAGATATTGCGTCCACCAGAGACCGGCAGAAACTTGGCAATGAGGGGCGCATTCGTGCCTCCCACATCCACCGTGGTCAGATTATCCGCGCCGTTTTTTGTCGCCGCGATGATCACGATGTCATCCGATCCGCCAATCACCGTATAACTAAACGTGAGCGTGCCAAACGCAAAGACCCCATCCGTGGGCGTTCCGACCGCGGCAATCGCCACTAGCGCACTTTGTTCGCGGCTTGGACAATGGCCGTATGCACCGCCGAGACGGCGGCATCGGAGTTGATCTTGCTGTTCAGGGAGTTGAGTTCATCCCAGAGCGCCTTGGCGCCGTCATTGGACGTGCCAGGAGCGACCCCCACGATGCCGTAGTTCGTGACCACGGTATCAAACTGCACCGCCGCCGACCCGTCACCCGTGATCATGGTCTGCATCGTCAGGAGTTCGTCCTGCACGGACCCGACCAGCGCCTCAAGGTTGATCAGCAGATTCCGGATCCGATTCGCGGCATTGGTCGTCCCGAGTTGAATGTGCGTCACCGCCATTACGGAATCACCTCCACATAGGTCAGCACGCCACCCACCGGAATCCCCGCTGACAAACTAATGTCCAACGCCTCCCCGGCCACCGTCTCAAACCAGCCCCACGTATTCGGGGAGAGCACGAAGCCGGTATTCGCAATCTCGTAGAAGAGGCCCGTCAGATCGCCCGTGACGTGGCTCTGAAACTTCACGTTCACCGTGCCACTCGAGGTCAGCGCAAACGCAATGACCCGGATCATCTTGCCGGACACCGCCGCGATCAGCGTCCCGCTGGCGCTCACCGCCACCGGAATCTTCTTGATCGTGAGCAGGTTGCCGTCGTCGTAGATGACGCTGGAATCGTTGTAGTGCCCGCCGCCGCTGCCGGGTCGGAAGCTCACTAGCCCATCCGCACACGCGGATCCGATGAGAACAACCCACCCAGGGCTTCGTTGGCCTGATCCCGCAGCCGCTGCCCCGCCACCTTCGCGTCGGTGTATTCGGCGTTTGCCTCGTCGTAGGCTTTCTGCGCCGCGCCGACCTTGGCGTCATACTCCGCTTTGGCTTCGGCCTGCACGTCGGTCAGATGCCGGCTGGCTTCCAACGTGTAGGCTTCCTTGGCTTTCGTGTCTTCGACCGCACTCGCCACGGCCTTGAGTAGATCAGTGATATCCATGCGTCTCCCTTATCCTGGCGATGAGGCCACAACCCACGCGCTCACGGTGCCACTCGTCACCGTTGTGCTAATCCGCAACCGCAAGGCCGCAAAGGCACCCGTGACGGAGGCATACTTCTGCGAGGTGTTCGCCGCCCACGCAATCGGACTCCCGACCGCGCCCCACGTCCCGGTATAGCTATAGTCGCTCGCGGTCTCAATCTGCACCGCTCCAGCGGCAGAGGCCGAGCTGAAGATGATATAAACCGTGAACTCGGTGTAGTGCCCACGCACCGACTCGGGGAACATCGCCACGGCGCCGGCCGTAGACGCATCCCCATTGAATGTGAATGCCTGATCGATAATTGCAGCCGATGTTGCGGCCATTACGGTGTGCCTCCACCAGTGCCCGTGTTGATGTTGTAACCGCCACCGTAAGACCGCGTGAGCGCCGGGTCTATCGGCATGTCGGACAGCTTGTAGTTCTGCCGCTTGATGAGGCCCAGCGCCTTCGCGGCCTGCATCTGCGCCGTCTGCGTCACGACGGGGTTGCCCACCCCAAACGGCCCGATCAGGCGCGTCTCGAGGTTGTAGATCAGGGCGTCCTGATACCCCGGCGTGTCCGGCCAGCTATACGTGGCGCTCAGATTCGCAAACGACCCGAAGACCTGCGGCACATAGAGCACCAACTGGTTGCTGGCATTGTCGGGAATCGGCCAGAGCACCACTTGCCCGAAGGGGCTGGCCGTGGCGTTGTAGTAGACCCCGGTAAAGAGGCTATTACTGAGCCGCTTGATCTGAATCGCCTCATAGCCATCATCGGTATAGAGCGCCCGGGGAATCTCCACCCCTGACGCCAGCACCTTGGCCGCCGTCTTCGTGCCCGTCGCCGGACTCACCGCCACGTCATCGAGGATGAAGGTCCACGTGCCTGACGTGGGCACCGATTCGACCGTCTGCACGCCGTTATAACTGGTCTGCGTCGCCCCGTCGATGAAGACCTCATCCCCCACGCTATACCCATGCGTGGTCTGCGTGACCGTCGCCACAAAACCCGAGGACGTGATCGAGGTAATGCTATGCGTGGCACTCAAGCCAGCCAAGAGCAGCCCTGCCCCAGACAGTCGCACCGGCCGCGGGATGTCCAGATCCGCCCCTGGCCCGATGGTATAGGTCTGCTTGTTGGCGATCAGGGGAAAGAGCATGCGCTGGATCGCCGTGACGGTCAGCGACTGGGTTTGCCAGCCGTTGACCATCCGGTTGAGGATTCTCAGCGCGAGTTGCGTGTCCGGCGCCGACGGGGTCTCACCCTGGCTGTAGATGCCAAGGTCCATGAACGCGTCGGTAATCAGCGCCAGCGCCGTGACGCTCATCGCTTAAGCGCCTGCGTAGATCCAGGTCAGCGTGACGGTGCCGTTCCAGAGCGTCGTGGCATCCCCGTCGATGTCCGTGTTCGTCACGACCCCGCAGTTGAGATAGACCGGGCTAGCCGTGCTCGAGCCATCCAACCGGATGATCGTCGTCGCCGTGACCTTGCCCGTCGCTGCCGTGTTCGGCAGGTTGATCGTCGCGCAGGACGTGGCCGCAAAGGCGTTCACAATGTCCTGCTGCGTCGTCGCCAGCGTGCCGCTGTCCTGCGTCGTGGTCTGCACCGACCCGACCCCGACACTCAGGGTCTTGCTGGCCTTCAGTGTGGAGGCGAGCGTCGAGGTCGTGGTTTCCGTGACCGAGCACGTCCCGTCAATCAGGCTGATGTGCCCCAACGGGAAGGTGTAAATCTTCGACCCGCCCCCGAAGTGCAAATCGGTAATGGTCATCGCCACGTTCGTCAGGGTCAGGACCGTCTGGTGATACAGGTTGTTGCCACCCTCGACCGCGGTGACGCCCGTGCCTGGAGTGCCATAATTCGACCCGAGATTGACCCCAGACGGCACAATCGTCGCGCTGCTGAAGTCCCATGTGCCCGACAGCGTGTAGTTGCCGTGCGGGTCAAAGACTCCGCCGGCTGATCCTGCTGGCATCTAACCCTCCACGACGGCCGAGGCCGCCTTCGGTTTGCGTCCGCGTTTCTTGGGGGCGACACGTTCGGCAGGAATCTCTGCCAGATGCCGCGCTGTGCTCAGGTCAATCCGCTCCGCTTCAGCGCGTGCCGCCGCGGACATACGGCGGTCTTGGTATTCACGCGCTGCCGCCAGAGCCGCAATCTCGTCGTTCTGCTTCGTGACGTAGGCCATCGCCTCATCCGCCCGCATCCGAAACCCGCGAGACATGAGGTTGCGCTCTTCGACTTCGGAGTGCGCCGTCTGATTGTCGATCTGCTGGATCCCGTTGGGCGTCTGCCCGTAGAGCAGCATCGCCTTGGGGTATTCCTGATGCTCAAACGCGCCGTGGTGCACCCCGGCATACCGCGCCGCGTCAATCATCTCCTGCGTCACGGAGCCATCCGCTAAGGGCTTGGTCTCCCACTTCGCGAGCTCTTCCGAGTGCTGCGAGGCGGGCGAATAGCGAATCCCACCGATAGCACTGCGATGCGCGGTCGGACGAGCCTTCGTCAGAACTTGTTCTGCCATGTCGCTCCTTCAGAGAAAGGCGCGAGGCCGCCGCTTCTACGCGACTAGCCCCGCGCCGACGAGCCTACGCTAACGCGATCAGGATGGCCGTCAGGGTGCCCGAGAACTGCGACTGTGCCTGACACCAGATGCCGTTGAGCGCCATTAGCGCCAGCACTTGCTGGGCGCCCGTGGTGAACGTCGCCACCGTGTAACCGGCGCCCGCGTTGCCGAGACCCGCCGAATAGGTCACGGTGTGCGCGGCCTTGCCGTTACTGGCAATGGTCAGCATGCAGCCGTCCATGTCCGTCGTCGGATTCGCCAGCGTCATCGCAAAGGCCACCGTGCCATTGATGATCGCCAGCACATCCTCTCCACCGGCCGGCAGGGTAATTGCCCCGGCTGCGCCGTAGGAGGTCACTTTGCGCCGACGCGCCGAGAGCGCATACGGCACGACGACGGAGGCGTTTGGCCCAGTCCAATCAGACGCCGCCACGGAACTGACCGCATCCGTGACCACATTGGCCTTGATGGCGTGCGCGGTCCGCGTGGTGCCGTTCTGCGCCCGCAGGACCGGGATGGTCGTGTCCGTGCCGTTGTAGGAATTGACGATCTGCATGAACTCATCGTCAATCTTGACGTATTGCTTCGCGACGAAGCCCGTGGCCGCCGTGACCTTGATCGCGAGGTCCGTTTCGGCCATGGCTGCGGAGAGCGTGGTGGTGGTGAATGCCATGGGTTAGCTCCACATCCGGACGGCAAAGTAAGGCAGAATCACGCCGACACCGCCGATAGTGTCAACTCTGCTGGGCAACTGGTCCGTCTGGATGTTGTATTGCTCGACCCAGCGCATCGACAGCTTCTCTTCCGCGCTGTTGACCCGCTTCGCCATCGCACCGGGCAGGCGTTCCGGCAGATCCGCCATCACGAAGGCGAACGCCGCCTGATTGAACACAAACGACTGACGTGATGCCGTCGCGGCCATCGTGGCCGAGGCAATGCCCGTCGCCCCCTGGAAGAGCAGCGCCGCGCCGTTATCGGCCGAGGCCGTCACGGTCTGCAGCGGCCCCGAGGTGATGATGGGCGGGGAGATGCTCAGGGTCGCCGTCGTGGTGCCCGCCACATCTGCCGTCAGCACGAACTGCTGGGCAATGCCCGTATCCGTGTAGGCCACGGGGTTGACCGCATTGACGGCCGTCCCACTGGCGAACTTGAACACGTCGCCCGCCTTCAGGGCGTAGGTGCCCATGCCCGACACCGTGAGGCTGGAACCCGTTTGCGCTCCTGCCGTGGTAATCGGGGTCGCCGTGGTGAACGTGCCCGTGGTGTGCGTCGGCATCAGCGGGTCCGTATACCACGCCGAAATCCCGAGCGCCTCGTCCGCGAACTGGCCCGTCTTGAAGTAATCGTTCTTGGGCTGGAACAGCGCGAAGTTGGCGTTCAGGAGGTTGCTGCGCGTCAGCGGGTCAATGACGGCACAGAGGTCGTCATCGGGGACCGCCACGTTATCGAGCAGCGCCACCGCATCCGTCCATGACTGATTGCTCGTCAGGGCCGTGCCTGGGGTGCCCTTGCTGAAGTAGACCGACTTGTAAACCTCGCGGCCGGCGACCGCATCCCAGTTGGATGCTTGGGCGCGTCCTGCTGGCTTCGTGTAGCGGGTCTGCACCTCTTCGACCAAGAGGGCATCATCCGCCGAGGACCAGCCCATGCCGATCTGGAAC